GCCCCCGATGAGCCTGGCCCCGGCGGCCATAACTCAACTCACCTCCGGTCGTCCTGGTCATCTGGTATGACCCCCGCGACGATCTGCTAAGCATATTTCCGTCACCTGATGGTGTGGGTATCCGGTCAGGGCCCTACGGCACTGAACCTCAACTGGCTCATAAAGCATAGCTAAAGAGCTCCCAACCCGCACGGTCTTGCGACCGCCGGCCTTCGGCACGACTTCTTTCCTTTGTCCGTTTTCGAACCATGGCTCAACCTGGGGTCTCCTCTGCCTTTATCATAGGCTAGGTCAGACGCACCGCAGAATCGCAGCGCGTTACTCTGAATCACTATTGCGAAGAGTAGGCCCATGCAAAAGCCAAGTTGTAGTTTTAATCTAGACGAACTCTAGTCAGTCACGGCTCAACTGGCCACCAACAGTCACCTTTCATATGTCGCTTCACACAACCGGCCAGAAACGATGTGGTTCCCACGGAACTCATCCCTCGCTGCCCAGAGAACTAAGGTCTATATAACCAGAGTCCCAGCACGACCTAAATAGATCATACTCAGCGAGGCCTCTCTGTTCCTCCTCCGATATCCAACTCGCGGGAACGAGAAAGGAATCGGGCGCCTTTACACCAAGGGCGCATAACTTGGGCCTGCCTCGGCCGACGTAACTAAGGCGAGACCGTATAGGAATCTTCCTATACGTGTATGTCCGACGTACTTTCCCGCAGGACGGAGAAAATACGTCTCTCTTCAATCCCCCCATCCGCCCGTGCTTCCAAAAAGCAACTCGTAAAGCCTCTGCTTCCACGGGCGTAGGATCCCTTCCCGAGATCCGTACCAGCTCCTCCGCGAACTCGCTGTCGTAAACAGGTTCGGGCAAAGGCGACCAAGTTCTAGTCGTCCGAAGGCCCTGCTCTCTCAAATGAGCAGGGTAACCATAATGGTTAAGCTGGGATGGGAGGAAACCCCATCTCCTTCCGATCCGACACCTTTGATAGGCGTCAACCATCGCCGGGGAGATACACACAGCCTTCGCCATGTGCATCATCCCCGGAAAATCGGAAGGAGCTCCTCCTCTCCTAAGATGGCAAACTTCACGCCACCTCCCTCTTGACAATAAGAAACACGTCGAATTAATTTCGGCCACATTTCCAGCCCGAATCGTCTTATCATCGTTGAGTCGGTACCCCTGGGGGTAGTCCTGCACAGTGATAGCTCGTCCCGCGGAAATGACACAGTCATCCCCATTGACGAGAAAACGGGCACCTTCATCGTTACGAGCCGCCCAGGTGGCAGCACAGTAAGACTGAAGGCAAAGAAGAGGGAAGGAGAGGTAGGCACCCATCATCTGTCCGTGACGGACTCTTTCGACCGACCCCGACCGGCTTACGAAAAGCGGGCTAAGAGAAGACTTCGCCAACAGTCGAAGTCTACGGGGAACATACTGGGAATTCCAGAATGCTACGTCTAAGAGTTCCTCAGCCACGGAATGGCTGAGGCCGTCTGTTGCGGCAACCAGATCCACGGAGGTCTGAACGCTGTTGACACAGACAGATGCCATCCTTTTCTCGGTCGGAGGACCGCAAAGAAGCCAATCCTGCTGACACAAATAGGAATACATTGTGCTATGCAGTGGCGCGAGAAGGTCGTTAAACTCATCATAGATGAGCAAAGGACGACACTTCCCCGCTGACATGACTTCTTTGTACCTTGCGGTGAAAACACTGGGCGCTTGACCAGCTTCACTCGTCGTCAAGGTAAGAAACTCTTCTCGTCGACCAGACCATAAATGGTCCGCGCGCCCCTTACAGGCACGGGCCGTAGGATTAGGCGTAAAGCGACCTACGAAATCGCGATAACGCCTATCCCAACCAGGACGGAAGACTTGAGCAGCTACACGACGAACGTGAGCGAGATACTCGGAGGATGGGGGCGGGGGTTGAGAGAGTACGTTAGCTTCCCACTGCTGACGTACTGACGGAGTGTGGCGACGACAACCCGATGGCAGGTTGCGTTTTATTGAAGATACTGAATGGGCTAAAGCCCATCTTTCCTTTCGCCCCAGTCTCTGCAGGTTACAGAGACCATTTATCCCTCGCCGCTGGCGGCGAGGGAAAGCTACAGAGGTCCGCTCCTTACCCTGTAGCAAGAGAAATGAGAGGAAACGAGAAAGTTCACTAGGACTGCAGTCCGGTAGCTCAGAGTACGGCAAGCCGTACCTGACCCGAAGCAACAGCAGTCCATTGTGGATCGTTTCCTTGGTGAGTCGATCACTCTTAGAGCAATCGAAACACCGCTTAGACGGTGAACCTCTGGAGGATTTATCACCGTAGCGCGTATCGTGCGCCACGCGGCTACTGCTGCGCTGGTAAGCGAATCGCAGAGGAGATTCTGGCAAAGTAGCCAT